GTCAGTATCTTCTTGATACAGGCGGTGTCTTTGAACAATGGTCTGGTCTCATCATCGAGACAATGGGCAAGAAACAAGGTACAGTTATTAGCAAGCCAGTTAAGGCAAAAGCTAAAGCAGCACCTGTAAAGGCAAAGACAGTTGCTCCTGCGAAAGTAGCAGCACCTAAAGTAGTCAAGGCAAAAGTTGTCGAGGATGACTTGGAACTTGAAGAATTGAAACAGTTGGCTGAGTTGGAAGACGCGCCAATTTAATTTTTAAAAGCACCAGTAAGACGGTGCCGAGATGTATAAATATTTTTATGAACAATAAATTTAACCTTTTCTGTCAGCATCAAGAACCGACTTCTTATATTGGAACGTCAGAGCGCGTTGCAGACAAAAATTCATGGAGTGTGCTTCAGGGTTAGAATTTAAATTTCATACAAGTTTATCTTAGAACCCTCGGCACTTCTACAGTCCGAGGGTTTTTCTTTTGTAGTATGCTTTAGTACCCTTACATTTGACAAGGATACTAAAAGATGTTATAATAAGTTTAAATAGATCGTTATTTAAGCTAAGTTCTTTTAAAATTTGCGCATGATATTATTGTATCCGGTTAGCTCAATAGTAGAGCAATGGCTTGATAAGCCAGAGACAGAGGAGCGTTACCTCTACTGGATACCAATTTTGTCCCGTTCGTCTAGAGGCCTAGGACACCACCCTTTCACGGTGACTACACCAGTTCGAATCTGGTACGGGACGCCATTATTTTGTGCATTACCAAGTGTATAAAATAATGGTACGCCTAGATGGCAGAGTGGTCAAATGCAACGGATTGCAAATCCGTAAGATCGTCAGTTCGAATCTGACTCTAGGTTCCAAAAATAATGCTTGACACAAGTGTGTTAAGATGTTATAATTAAGTTAATTAATTGGGGTTACCCTCACCAGTAGGTAATATAACAAGTGTTCAAGTCGACGGACTAGAGCTTTTATATTACACGAAAGATGGAAACGAAGCCGCAAGGTTGATACGGTGGTCACGCTGGAGTATGTGGGCCTGTAATGTTGAGGCAGAAGGCACAAGAGACGGTCTTGTGAGATATGCGTAGTCCCCCAATTAAAAAGTTTTTGGTCTGTTAGTGTTAGCGGTAAGCACGCGAGCCTGTCACGCTTGTAGCAGGGATTCGAATTCCCTACAGACCGCCAAGTTATGGTCTTAGTCTATAAATGCATAAAGAGAGTCTAAGTTAAATGGCACCTCAAAGTGGGACCAACCATTTTAGAACCCGCCGGAGTAACGTCTGGCTAGTATGACCCATACGAAGCGAAGTGAGTTCGTCACTCAAGGGTGGTAGTCTTTTTACCTAAAGGCCGTTGGCAGCACGAGAGCGGTCCTTGTCGGGGAGCGGGTGGAAGGTACGCATGGGGAATATGATAGCGTCATATTTTTTTGTACTATAATTACCGCCGGAGGACGCAGAGCATTTGCCTAGGTGACGGAATTGGTATACGTGTTGGTCTTAGAAGCCAAATTTTGAGAGTTCGAGTCTCTCCTTAGGCACCATATTGAAACATTCTAAACTGGACGCAGGTTCTAAGAAGTAAGACCTTGATTGATCCCCAAGAAGGTATGGAGAACGAGAGTGTTTCAATATGGGGGTGTAGCTCAGTTGGGAGAGCGGTTGCTTTGCAAGCAATAGGTCGCAGGTTCGATCCCTGTCTCCTCCACCAATTTTTAACTCGGTGTAGTTTAATGGTAGAATTCGTGGTTTGGGACCATGAGACGGAAGTTCGATTCTTCCTACCGAGACCATAGTTTTTATTGGCCTATAGCTCAGTTGGTAGAGCGTTTGACTGTTAATCAAAATGTCCCTGGTTCGAGCCCAGGTTGGCCAGCCAAATTTGGAGATGCCGCCGTAATGGTATGGCAGGAGACTGTAAATCTTCCGACTCACGTCACAATTGGTTCGATCCCAATCATCTCCACCATTTTTAATTTTTAACAAGGAGCAGTTATGAAACACAAGATAATCGTCAAGCAACGTAACCGTTTCGTTGTTTTGGCTTTACAACGCAAAGCGGGAGTCCATCGTAAAAGCAACAAAGCTTTGCGAAGGCAACATAATGCGAGTATAGCTCAGTTGGTAGAGCAGTAGACTTTTAATCTATTGGTCGTGGGTTCGAATCCCCCTACTCGTACCATATAAAAGCACTCTTGTCAGCACTGTGGGAAGCGCAGATAGACAATACTAGAACAAGGTTCGAATCCAAACAAGAGTGTTTCTATATGGTAATATGCAGTTGTTAGTGTAACGGTTAACACCACGGATTGTGATTCCGTTAATATGGGTTCGATTCCCATACTTCTGCCCAGATTAGATTGGGATATTTCAATTGGTTAGAAACGGGGATGTATAAGCCGCGTAATGTGAGTTCGACTCTCACTCCCAATCTTCCGGTGATATAGCATAACGGTAGTGCACCAGCTTCATACGCTGTTCAGTGTAAGTTCGATTCTTACTATCACCACCAATGCGCGGTTAGCTCAGTTGGTAGAGCGTCTGCCTTACACGCAGAATGTCGGCGGTTCGAACCCGTCACCGCGTACCAAATTATTTCTCCCTAGTGTAATGGCAGCACCACGGTCTCCAAAACCGTTAGTAAGAGTTCGAGTCTCTTGGGGGATGCCAAATAATGCTTGACATATGATGTCTAGTATGTTATAATAAATTTTGCCGACTTAGCACAGTGGTAGTGCAATCGCCTTGTAAGCGATAGGTCATCAGTTCGAATCCGATAGTCGGCACCAAAACATCTGGCGGTAGTTCAATGGATAGAACAGTAGCCTTCTAAGCTATCAATCCAGGTTCGATTCCTGGTCGCCGGACCACTTTATTTTTTAGAAAGAAAATTATGAACTTTATTCCATTGCATGATCGTATTGTTATTCGCGAAGAAAAACTTCCTGAAGAAACTGAAAGTGGCATTATCCTACAAGGTGCACTTGCATCTAATGATACTAGAATTAGTATTGTTGTTTCTGTAGGGCCAGATGTTCAAGAAGTAAAAGCAGGCGATAAAATTTACTTGTCATGGAGCAAAGTAAAACCATTCAAAAATGGTGAAGAATTCTTAGGCATTATTAATGAAGAAGATGTTCTTGCTGTTATTGAAGAAGAATAATATTGGGGGTTAGTTAAATGGCATAACATCGGATTTTGATTCCGAGATCACAAGTTCGATTCTTGTACCCTCTGCCAAACGGACCGTAATTCAATTGGATAGAAAGCAAGTCTTCGAAACTTGAGGTTGGGAGTTCGAATCTCTCCGGTCCGGCCATTTAAAGGAGCAAATATGAAAGTAGTTATATTTGAAAATCAATTCAATAAGACTGAAAAGTTTTATTGTGACAATTTAAAGAATGTACAATTGATTGATGGAGTAGAGTATTTGCACGTTAGGCGTATCGAGAATAGCAGAAAATTTCTAATCCGAAAAGATTCGTTACGACAAGTAGAAGAAAAAAGAATTTAGGAAATGTGGTCGAGTGGTCTATGGCTCTAGTCTTGAAAACTAGCGATTCGAAAGGATCCGTGAGTTCGAATCTCACCGTTTCCGCCATATAGGAGAGTGGGCAGGATGGTAATGCAGCAGATTGCTAATCTGTCATCGGCTTATACCGGTGAGTGGGTTCGATTCCCACACTCTCCGCCATTACATATCGGGCAAGCTAATTAGCCCGTATTCGTAATCTTTTAGTATTTCGATAACAACATCGCAGACTTCTAGTCTTCTTTTTAATTCTAGATTCTCTTGTTTGCGAATTTCCACATGCTTTTCTAGGAACTGCAATATGATATTCTCATCCGCAGTCTTAATAGAAAGACGTTCAATAACCCTACTGAGTTTTTGCAAATGATTATTGCAACTATCTATATTTTGCATCACCCCATTTTTGACAGCTATGACTTCGTTAGTCATTAGTACAATTAAATTATCATGTTCTGGATTAAAGTTTGGAACAATACTAAATAGCATTTGAGCAATACGTTCAAGCGCTTCACCTCTGGTGCCACGAGATTCTAAAATATTTCCTGTTTTATCATATTCTTTTCTACGAATAAAATCGCTTAGAATTTCATATGCAAGTTTTATGCGTTTGAATACTTCCTCATCTCCTCCTTTGTCAGGATGATGGAATTGCGCAAGCGTCCTATACCGTTGTCTTATGTCTTCGGTAGATGCATTTTTTGAAACGCCAAGTTCTTCGTATGGATTCATAATAGATAAAATAGTTTTTATATTTATCGGCAAAAATAAAGTTTGAAAAAGTTAAATAACCCTATATGGCCGGTATAAATATAATTGACACCGGGACTTAGTTATGATATATAAACCACAAAATTTAGATGATCCGATTCTTCGAGTAATCGAAGACGACCCTGTCCGCCCTGAGATTCCCGTCGCTTTTCGAATCACCGAAAATAGGGAAGTTCTCATACTCCTCAAAGATGAAAAACCGCAAGCAGTAGTATGTGTTGCCTATATGGACAGCATCCCGACAACCTGCGAGGAACTTTTCTTCAAACCCGCTGAACCAGATACCGTTATATTCTACACCATATGGAGTTATACTCCGGGTGCAGGTCGCGAACTTATCTTTAAAGCCAGAGACCATATAACAAGTACTCGTCCAAGTATAAAAAGATTTGTTACACTAAGCCCACCTACTGAAATGGCCAAACGATTCCATTTGAAAAACGGTGCGACAGAATTTAGAAAGAATTTGGATACCGTAAATTACGAATATGCTTGACATATAACACGTATTCTGTTATAATATATTTTTAAGGTGACAATATGAATGAACTTAACAAAGATCAAGCAGCCATTCTTCAGATTTTACAAGAAGAATGCGCAGAAGTAATTCAAGCAACATCGAAAGTATTTCGATTCGGATTGTTTGATACACATCCAAATACCCCAAGCAAAACAAATACAAACCATCTTGAAGAAGAATTGGGCGATGTTCTCGCAATGATTGAATTGTTAGATTCGCACAAAGTTATTTCTTATAATAATGTAATTCAGTTTAAACAAAGAAAATTCGATAAGCTGCGTACTTGGTCGGAAATAGATGTAGACTACCGAGGATAACCAAACGCCTGAGTGGTGAAATAGGTAGACACAAGAGACTTAAAATCTCTCGCCGCAAGGTGTACCGGTTCGATTCCGGTCTCAGGTACCATTTTTAATAGAAACAACGCGCTTGTAGCTCAGTTGGTTAGAGCAGGGGACTCATAATCCCTTGGTCGCGGGTTCGAGTCCCTCCGAGCGCACCATTTTATATGATTAATATTCTTGTCAACGGCACCTTTGATATTGTCCATAGAGGACATATCGAATTACTTAATTATGCCAGAGGTTGTGGTCAACAACTTATAGTCTGTATTGATTCGGATAGACGAGTTAAAGAATTAAAAGGCAATAGTAGACCTATTAATAATCAAGATGATAGAAAACATCTGTTACAAAATTTAAGAGCAGTTAGTGCTGTTCATATATTTGATTCAGCTAAAGAATTAGAAATGCTTTGTAAACAGTATTCCCCTATAATGGTTAAGGGTAGTGATTATAAAGATAAGCCTATTGTGGGAAGTCAATATTGTAAAGAGATTAGATTTGTGGATTTGGTAAATGGATATTCAACAACAAAAACAATTCAAAATATTATTGCTCGGTGATTCTTGCATAGATGTTTATCAATATGGAACAATCGATAGATTGAGTCCAGAAGCCCCAATTCCCATAATCAAACTAACACGAAAAGAAACCAGACTTGGTATGGCACGAAATGTCCATAGCAATCTGCATAAACTTGGGTGTAACACAACCATAATTTCAAATCCGTCTGCTGGCATTAATGGTGAACCTAGGATCACAAAGACTAGAATCATAGACGAAAAATCTGGATATCAAATTGTTAGAATAGATGATGAGCCAAAGATAGAGCCATGGGATGGAATTGTAGATACGGAAGGTTATGATGCTGTTGTTGTGTCTGATTACAATAAAGGCTTTTTAACTTACGAACACATTCAAAATCTGATTCACAATTTTAATGGGCCAGTTTTTATCGATACGAAGAAAAGAAACTTAGAAGCGTTTAATGGTGCTTACGTTAAAATCAACGAAAAAGAATTTGAAGCGGCTGAGTCGTATGCATGGGATATGATTGTGACGTTGGGTGCCAATGGTGCAATGTTACGGAGTGAGTATGTCAACACAAATTACGCAACCAAAAAAGTTGATGTTCTTGATGCGTGTGGGGCAGGTGATACATTCTTAGCCGCCTTAGCTTATCAATATCTGGTGACGAATAGTATTGAAGATGCAATCAGATTTGCAAATAAAGCATCGTCAATTACAGTACAGCATGTTGGCAATTATGCACCTACACTAAAGGAAATAAAATGAGGCTTGAGGGTTTTGTTAAAAAAGGTTGGGGTCACGAATTAATCTGGGCTACTAACGATAAATATTGCGGCAAGTTGATGAAGTTCAACTCTGGTGCAAAATTTAGTATGCACTTTCATTCTGAAAAAGATGAATCATGGTATGTACTTGACGGGTTATTCTTTGTCAAATGGATTGATACCAAAACAGCCAAAGAACAAATTAAGTATCTTAAATCGGGCGATACTTGGCACAATCCTCCATGTTTACCGCATCAATTGGTTTGTCAGGAAGAAGGTACTATCATTGAAGTTAGTACACCTGATTCGGTAGAAGATAATTATAGAGTTGCACCTGGAGATAGTCAGACATGAAATACCTTGTAGATATTGATGGCACAATTTGTAGTAATACTGTAGGTGATTATCATAGTGCTCAACCTTTTGCGGATCGAATTGCACATTTTAATAAACTGTTTGATGCGGGAAATGAGATTCATTATTGGACAGCAAGAGGTGGTAACTCTGGTATTGATTGGACAACTCTTACAAGACAACAATTTGCCAACTGGCAAGTTAAGTATACAACATTAAAATTAGGTAAACCCGCATACGATATTTGGATCGATGATAAAGCGGTAAACAGCGAGGTATATTACAATGAAAATATTGCTAACAGGTCATAGAGGATTTATTGGTTCTAGACTATTGACGGCCTTGCGCGATCGAGGTGATGATGTTGCAACGTATGAATATGATGATGGTCCGAGACCAGGTGTTATGGATTTTGAATGGGTTATTCATGCTGGTGCTATTAGTTCAACAACCGAAAAAGATATTGATAAAGTACTAAGACAAAATTACGAATTCTCCATGGATTTATACGATGAGTGTAAAACATTCGGAGTTAATTTACAGTATTCTAGTTCTGCAAGTGTGTATGGATTGAATAAAGAGTTTTGCGAAAATTCTCCGTTGGATCCAAGAACGCCTTATGCTTGGTCAAAGTATTTGTTTGAAAGATATGTAAAACAACATCATCATGATAGTCCCATTGTGCAAGGATTTAGATATTTTAATGTATGGGCTTGGGAAGGTGAAGAACATAAAGGCAATCAGGCAAGCCCATTTGCTCAGTTTAAGAAACAAGCCATAGAAACAGGTAAGATTAAATTATTTGAGAATAGTGAAAATTATCGTAGAGATTTTGTTCATGTGAAATCTATTGTGGATTATCATTTAAAGTTTTTAGAATCAAGTAGATCTGGAATCTTTAATATGGGCACAGGTAAAACTATGAGTTTTTATGATGTTGCGGATATGGTTGCAGAAGAATATCATGCGGAGATTGAAATTATTCCGATGCCAGAAATTTTAAAGGCAAGTTATCAGGAGTATACTTGTGCAGATATGCGCAAAACAAATGAAGTAATATTGTAAATGCGGGGTTCGTATAGTGGTAATACCTTAGCCTTCCAAGCTAAAGCGAGGAGTTCGATTCTCCTACCCCGCTCCAGGAATAAAAATGAAATTCGATTTCGTAAAAATTAAAGAGTATATTGATGCTCAAGGTCCAGATACAAAAATTTATATTGGTTGCGATTCAGAACGTTTCCGTAAAAATGATATGTGGTTTGCCGATTATACTTTGGCAATTGTAGTTCATATTGATGGTAAACATGGTTGTAAAATTTTTGGAGAAGTTCAAACCGAAAAAGATTATGACCAACGTAAAAACAAACCTCGTATGCGTTTGATGAATGAAGTAATCAAAATTGCAAATTTATATCTTGAATTGGAAAAACTAATTGATGATAGACCAATTGAAGTTCATTTAGATATTAACCCAGATGAAATGTTTGGCTCTTCTTGCGTTGTAGGTGAAGCCATTGGGTATATTAAGGGTATGTGTAATGTGGTTCCTTTTGTTAAACCAAAAGCATTCGCGGCAACATACTGTGCAGATCGTTTAAAAGAAATCGTAAAGGTAGCATAATGTCAAATCAAATCACATCAGAAGATGCAGTTAACATGGTAGGTAATCGGTATGATCTGGTGCTAATTGCATCAGCTCGCGCCAGAGAATTGCGCAAAGGATATGCACCAAAAATTGATGCAAAACATCATAAGCCAATTGTAACTGCTTTGAATGAAGTTGAGCAGGGTTTTATTGGTAGAGAATATTTGAACAAGGTCAAGAAGCCACAAAAAGGCTAACTAAGTGCTTGACAGATACAGCTAAATGCTGTATAATAGTTATATACAGTAATGAAAAGTCGCCGTTACTGATATATTTTGAAGCGACTGTTTATTTAATGGAGATATTATATGGTTAAAGACCGTGTATTGAAAGTTCTTTTGTCTGGTCGTCAATTCACACCCGCCCAATTGGCAGGTTTGACTGGCACAACTGAGGGCAGCGTTCGTCCTCGTATCAGTGAGCTTCGTTCTGAAGGTCACGCAATCTATACCAATTCTACTAAGAATGGTAAAACAGCATATCGCTTGGGTACCCCATCCCGCACAATGGTAGCAGCAGCTTATGCTACTATGGGTAGCGATGCTTTCACTCGTGCTTAATTAACTCGAGTCGAACACTTCTACCATTCGAGCCACATTCGATAAAGTGTTTCCGCATGGCGTAAGCGGAATAAATTTTAAAGTATATCATGCCACTATTCATCGTTGAAACTATTACTACATTTCGTCATTACTATGCTATTGAGTGTGAGTCAGCAGAACACGCTGAAGACACAGTAGTTATGCAAGAAGCTCAAGAACTAGACCAAAAATGTTTAGGCGAGACCATTGTATCAACCCGAGAAATTACTACTAAAGAATTTTATCAAATTGCAAAAGACAGCATGAACGGACATATTGCAGAAAAACTAATTCATAAAGTAGATTACGGCAATTCCAATCAACCTAATCACGCAAGTAATGTGGATGGTTATGTATAATTTTGAAGATCCCAAAGTTCGCAAAGAAGCAAAACGTCTACATCAGATCAGACGTTTAGATGCCAGACCACTTACTGCAGATGAGGATGCCATTGCTACAGCATTTGGTAAATGGGATTATCAAAAGAAAAAAGAGAGCTTGACTCCTGAGCAAAAAGCAGCAATTAGAGTCAAAACTCGTATTGCGAATAGAGCAAAGAAAGCATCGCCTGAAAAATTCGGTATTACTGAATACGTTGCTCTTAAGAATAGAGTTGCTGCTCATGAGAAAAAAGGTCGTAAGATGTCGTTTAATCTTACTCCGCAATATATTCAGAGCAAGTTCGACGCATGCGAAGGTAAATGTGCTATCACCAAACTTCCTTTTAGTATGGAACTGGGCACAAAGGGCAATCGAAACCCATTCCGTCCTAGCGTAGATCGTATTAACTCTAAAAAGGGTTATGTCAAAGGCAATATTCAGATTATTCTGGCGATTGTTAACACAATGAAGATGGATTATACTGATGATGTACTGCATCCTGTAATTAAAGCATGGAATACTAACATCTAATTATACTAAAGCCGGCAGTAATCGCCGGTTTCCTACGAGTTCCGCAACTTTAATTTATATAAATATAAGTATAATTCGTTTCAATGGACTCAAAATGCAAGAATTAATCACATTCAAGGCGTATAGTGCGCTTATCGAATCTCATGATTTCTCAAATCTAACCCCGTATCATAGTTATTCCACAGATGATGGACATGATGTAGACGTTCATATTTTTCGAAACGGGGAACACAAAACCGCAATATTTCACAATAAAAGTTTAGACGCAATCACAAAGATTGTTGCCTTTCCGCATACTTCTAATTTAAGTAAAGAAGAATTAATGCATGCAGGAAAAGAAGTTCAACAAGATAAGCTGAATGAATCTGTAGAATTCATTCAAGAAAAAATGCAGACGGTGACTCCTAGTAGCGGAGAACCTCCAACTAAACTAGATAATGATCCTGCAGGAAAAATTGCTGAGATTCATTTATATAAAGAATTAGTAAATCATAGACATTCCCAAACAGGAACATTTGGTTCGAAAGAACATAAAACAGAATTAAAACAGCATGATGATGAATTAAATAAAATTACTAAAGGCCAAGATCAAAATCAAGTAGCAATAAGAGCAGCTCACGGTAAAGCAATGGCAGCTGCCGTAATTAAGCATGTGGAAGAACATCATCCTGGAGCAACAATAACTCGTGTGGGTAGAACATCCAAAGATGGGGATATTGGTAGATTTACAAAAGGCGTTCATACCGATGGTCAAGAAAATCCATCAGATGTAACTTTAGAGTTAACACATTCAGACGTAGAACAGTCTTATTTAGGAGTGTCCGCAAAGTCTACCGGTAAAACTTCTGGTAATATTACAGCAAAAAATCCCGGAGTTGCCGGACAAGATGAATTTTTATCAGGTGGGCCGGCAACACGAAAATCTGAAGCAAACGAAATTGCCAAAGCAGGTAAAGAAAAAATACTTAAAAAATTTAAAATGGATCATTTGCCAGCTAGATCTAAAACAGGTGATTCTATACACGCTAGAGTTACCGATCCGGATCCTAAAACAGGCAAACCGGTAGTTAATGCACTTGGCAAAAAAATGAATGTAGATTTTAAAGAAAATAATGAGGAAACTGCGCGTGAATTACAAAAACAATTAGAACACCTTATGTCAAAGGGGGCAAAGGGCCATCAACATATAGGACAATGGTTGCATAATAATTTAGTATCAGATAAAGGTATGACTTGGATCAAAGCAACCGGACACGGAAAAGACCTTAAGAAAATCCATGCAGTAGTTAAACATGGCAGTGAGTCGCCACTGGGTGCTATATTAAAACATAAAGATACAAGATTTGTAATACATCGATCTGGATCAGCCGTGTCCATACATAGGGTTGAAAAAGACGGTAAGCCTACGATGCTAGTTCGAATAGCAACAAAACCAAATTCGCATGGGGCATATTCGAGCCAAATGTATAATTTTACACCTGCGAGTGGTTTCTAATGTTATCATTTAGCACATACTTAGTTGAGTCTGCGAACGAGGAAAAGTTAACACACCTCGAACACGCAGAAGATCACCCTATTAATGCAGGGGAAGAAGGCTTTAAGCACGTATTCAATACTTTAAACGAAACACACAATGCTTTGTTAGGCAAAAGATCAAAGGTATCTTTATCCACAAAGTATGATGGCTCGCCTAGTATTGTGTTTGGCACTCACCCGGAGTTTCCTAGATTCTTTGTTGCATCTAAATCTGCATTCAACAAGAATCCCAAATTAAATTTTACAGAATCTGATATTGAAAAGAACCACGGTCATTCACCTGGACTTGTTGCCAAATTAAAAGCAGCGCTATACCACTTGCCTAAAGTAACACCTAACGAAGGGGTGTTTCAAGGTGACGTAATGTATAATAAGTCGGATAAAGATGTATCCGATTCTGGCGGATCCTATCATTTTAAGCCTAACACAATTACATACTCTGCTAAAAAGGGCAGTGAAGAAGGCCAAAAGATCAAAGATGCAAAATTTGGTGTAGCAGTTCACACAGCATATCGCGGAGATACACTTGAGAACATGAAGGCAGAATATAATACTGACACTTCTAAATTTAATTCACATCCAGATGTTCATGTAATTGATACCAAATTTGATCCTAAGACTGCACATTATACCCCAGATGCTCAACAAGAATATCATTCTCACATGGCCAAGGCCGTTGAAGCACACAATGATTTACCCAATTACGATCATCTCGAAGGTCACGATGAATCATTAAAGACTTATATTAATTCAACTGTGAGAGACACCTCAAAGCCATCGGTAGAAGGCTATAAGAAACATCTACAAAGTTCTCTGCAAAAAGGCATTGATAAAGTTAAAACCGATAAAGCCAAACAAAACAAAGCTGCGGATATGAATGAAAAGTTGGATCATATTGATACCAATAAAGATTCATTTAAAAAGACGTTGGATATACATAAACATTTGCAAAATGCAAAAAATGTTTTAGTACAAACAATGTCAAATGCGGATTATAAATTCCATCATAGCATTGATGGTAAAAAAGTTAAACCCGAAGGTCATGTTGCAGTATTAAACAACAGACCAACAAAGCTAGTAGATAGAGAAGAATTTAGTGCAGCCAATTTTGCAGCGAGACCAAGATGAAAACATTTAAACAAGTAAGAGAAGAATTGCTTTATGAAAATAAAGATGCTTGCTATTATAAAGTCAAAAGCCGCTATAGCGTTTGGCCTTCGGCATATGCTAGCGGAGCGTTAGTTAAATGCCGCAAAGTTGGTGCGGCAAATTGGGGAAATTCTAGTAAAAATGAAGATACAATCGCAGATACTACCGTACAAGTAGATGAAAATTTAAACAAATGGTTTAAAGACAAATGGGTTCGTTTTGGACCTGATGGTAAAATACGAGGAGATTGTGCGAGAGAAGATGATACTGAAGGTAAACCAAAATGTTTACCGCAAAGTCAAGCGCATAGTTTGGGAAAAGAAGGGCGCGCCAAAGCCGCCGCAAGAAAACGCAGAGAAGATCCTAATGCAGAACGCAAAGGTCCTGCAATTAATGTAGCTACAAAGTAAATTAAAATGAAAACATTTAAACAACTAATAGAAGAAATTCAATCCATTGACGAAGGCAATCGTCCCGGGTTATGGGATAACATTCACGCAAAACGCAAACGAATCAAATCTGGATCCGGAGAACGTATGCGTGCACCTGGAAGTGATGGCGCGCCATCCAAACAAGACTTTAAAAATGCGTCAGAAACCGTGGCAGAAGCCAAAAAAGACAAAGCCAAGGGTGCCGACGGTAAAGCATGCTGGGATGGATATCGTTACAGTGGTACAACAAACGGCAAAGATGATTGCGTTAAAGTTGAAGAAGCCGAAGAACTGTTTGATCTAATTGAAGATGTGATCGAAGATATTGCAAAAGAAAACAATGTTGATTCGGATGTGATTTGGGAAGACCTTAAAGATATTTCAGATGAAGACCTATTTGAAGTCGCTGCTTGGCAACGCAAAGAGGGTAAGAATCCTGAAGGCGGATTAAATGCTAAGGGTGTTGCTTCATATCGTAGAGAAAATCCCGGTTCAAAGTTACAAATGGCCGTAACTACTAAACCATCTAAATTAAAGCCAGGAAGCAAAGCAGCTAATAGAAGAAAATCTTTTTGTGCTCGTATGGGTGGAATGAAGAAGCGATTGACATCTGCAGAGACTGCTAGAGACCCTGATTCAAGAATCAACAAAGCACTGAGAAAGTGGAATTGTTAATGCTTCTTATCACTGAGCCTCATAGCATATAATAACATCATGTCAATAGATTGTCTATAACTTTTGGTTAACTTTGGATAAAACGGAGGCAACATGAGCTGGTTCAAACACAAACCTAAAAAAAATCCCCCTAAACCAAAACATCCTTATCCGATACCTCCTATAAACCAAACATCCTTATTTTATAAATAATAAGTATCAACTATATTCTAATGGACCACATGGACTTTAAACAATTCATCACAGAAGCGCCTGAAAAAACAGCAGCTTTTGCCTTTGGGCGATTCAATCCGCCTACCGTTGGACACGAAAAACTCATTAATAAAGTCAAATCTGTTGCGGATGAGCACAATGCTACTGCACATATTGTTGCATCTCATTCTGAAGGTACATCAAAAGATCCTGTTCCCGCCAAGGCCAAGGTAGGATATCTAAAACACGTGGCACCAGAAGGCACCAAAGTATCAGGTGCTTCTAAAGAATCTCCTACTTTCCTTCACGCTGCATCTAAAATACATAGTCAAGGATATAAACATTTGGTTATGGTTGCTGGTTCTGATCGTGTGGATGAGTATCACAAGACATTAAACAAGTATAATAATGTTGCCGGTAAACACGGCCACTACAATTTTAAATCAATTAAAGTAGTTTCTGCAGGACAAAGAGACCCTGACGCAGAAGGCGTAGAGGGAATGTCCGGAACTAAGATGCGTGCTCATGCCAGAGCAGGCGAAATGAAGCAATTTAAATCTGGTCTTCCTAAGGCATTACATCCTCATGCGGAGGAAATTGTCAACCACATCAAAGCGGTTAAAGAAGATTACGAAAATCCAAATAGATTTGATTGGGGCACACCAGAAGGCACAGACCATGCCATCGGTATGACTCCTGAAATGAAGATTGTTTGTCCCGTTGGTGAAGTATTCAGCAAAGATAAAGGAATGTGCGTGCCAGTAAGAGAGTCTTACATAGCAGGCGAGATTTTTAAATTAGGCGATATAGTTGAATCAACTAACGGAACACGGGGCGAGATCGTATACAGAGGATCTTCATACGTTACGATACAACAAAAAAGCGGCGATACATCTAAACACTGGCTAAAAGATATACAAGAAATATTTGGCGAAAAAGCAGGCACAGGACTACACGTTGATCTACGCCCCAAATTATCTAAGACTTCGAAGTTACAAAACTTCAAGAAATTTTCTGACGGACCTCAGGAAAAAGAAAAAATTAAATACAACGGCGCATATAAGCCTGCTTATGTTGAAGGAAAACAAATTCCTGCATTGTTCCTATCCAAAGAACAATTGGCTGAGATGAGCAACAGTAGAATGGAACTTACATTCGATGGTTATACCACATCATTTCTTCATACGTGCCCAGGTGCATCTGCTCAATTAAAAGAATTAATTACCAGAGTCCAACTTCCAAAGAAATATGTTCTGCAAGCAATTATGGCAACAGATCAATATCTTGAAATTGAAAAGGAAGCAAAAGCCAAAGGCTTTGCGGATGATCAAATGATTCATGACTTTAATATGAAGTTTGCTATTGCACACGATACAATGAATGTATTAGGTGTTGCAGATAAGGATTTACTGTATATGCAAACACATTTGAAAACCATGTCCGACCTTAATATGCATAGAGATGGCACATATGCAAATGATCCAGGCTCAACAGTAACAGTTATTGGTGCAAGGGGAGTAGAAGAAGATGTTGCGTCTGCAGATTTTGAATATGTTCCAAGCAAAGATCCAATAACAGGCAAAGTAAAATACGTTAAGCATCGTGCTAAAATGATAGATACTTCTACTAAAGAACAACCAAAGACTTTATCTTCAATTAGACAGAGTCAAAAAGATAAAGATGAGGAAAACAAAATGAAACTCAAAGAAGCAAGTGAGAGAGATGTCAACTTTACAGACAACAAAGATGTATTTCATGGCATAGATAAACCCATTGCTGGTCAAGGTCATCCAGACAAACCAGTTGGAATGGTATCATTTAAATCCTTTATACAAGATCCCGCTAATCAAGCATTTAAGACATATCATGATGCTGATAGACAAGAAGTCCATGCAGCACAGGCAAAGATTGCAGGACAAAAGTCATCCGCATATAAAATGATGAAGAAAGCTAGTCAGGCAGAATAATATGGAATCGTTGCAATTATCTTTACAAAAGACATTGGCAGATGTGTTTACAATGTACTTCAAGGCTCATACATTTCATTGGAATGTAGAGGGACCTGATTTTTCGCAGTATCACGATTTGTTAGGTGATATCTATGAAGAAGTATATGGATCTATAGATTTGCTAGGTGAACAGATTCGACAAATTGATGCATATACACCTACATCATTAAAACAACTTCTAGACCTTACAGTTGTATCTGAAGAAGAAACTGTAATGCCAGCGTTACAAATGATTAAAAGTTTAATGGACACAAACAGCATGGTACTTGCTTCATTAATGCTTTCTTATAGAGATGCAGACAATGCATCAGAATTAGGTTTGGCAAATTTCTTGCAAGATAGAATTACTGCTCATCAGAAACATGCTTGGATGCTAAAAGCAACACTAAAATGATTACTTTTCAAGAATTTTTAAGTACCGATATAACGGAAGAAGAATTAGATTCTATTGTGGAAGAACTACAATGGGAAGACATCGAGCATCTATATGCAGATGACGAATTTGAAAATGGATTAGATGAAGCTCTTTCTGCAACAGCAAGAATGCAAAAATCGCAAAAATTTAAATCCAGAAAAACGGCAGTCGGACAAGCTCGCAGATTAAAATTAAGACGAGCATCATCTACAGATGTTATTAATCGTAGATCAAAAGTTGCTGCAAGACAAATGGTAATTAGAAAACTTTTAAAAGGCAGAGATAAAAAACAATTATCTGCTGCTGAAAAAGACAGAATTGAAAAACAAGCATCTAATATTTTAGCAGGACAAAAAGGACTCGTCGTAAGAATGATTCCTAAGATTAGAAGTTTAGAGCGATCAAGATTAGCTGGCAAAAAGAAATGATTTCGGTTAGCCATAAATAATAAATAGAATTCATTAAAGGACCTAGAATGACAAGAATTACAAATGAATTGTTTGAATCAATCAGACAAATTACACACCCAACTCCAGTTCAAGAAGCAAAAATGGATGCAGTTGGTAAAGAAGACGCAGACATCAACAACAATAAAAAAATTGATCAAAGCGATACTTATTTAAAGAATCGTAGAGATAAAATTACTGCAACTGTCAAAGAAGGCAGAGTAGATGCTGCTCACTTCTGTGCAACACACGTTGAACACGATTTGTATGGCGAAGGCGAGTGCATTTCAGAAGCACATGCTGACCCAGATGAGAATGGCAATATTGCTTGGTACACAGTACAATTTGCTGACGGTGTTCGCAAAGTACAAACAGAAGCAGTTAAAGTTAAAAAGGGCAAGATGCATGAACATGCTGAAGCAGATGCAGAATCAATTGAAGAAAAGAAACTGCACCCCAATCAACAAGTATTAGATGTACATGAGCCAGAGAAAGATAAATTAACTGCTAAAGATTTTGAAATGCTTCGCGCAGGCAAAAAACAAAAAGCAGTTAAAGAAGGAACTATGGGCAATGCTGGAACTGTTACAATGAAGCAAGTTAACAAAAGCAGCGCATCGCCTACAGTTAAGAAAGCAATTAAAAAAGCTGCACCTGATATTAAATCTTATGGCGACAGAGCGGCTGCTCTTAATGCCGCAGGTATTAAAAGAGAATCGGTTGAAGAAGGAATTTCAGAAACTATTGTTAAGCATAATGACTTTACAATCGAAATTACTGATAATCCTACATATGGTGACTTCTTAAGAGCAGTTCA